ATGGAGAGCAAAAGGAATATCCGTTAGCTGACTTTGTTAAAGATCTGAAGCAAGATAACGATCAGTTCTTTAAAGCCAAACATTAAGTAAGACATTACAGCCAGGTTTAGTAGAGATACTTGCCTGGCTTTGTTGTATCTATAGTGTTGATCTCCGTGCTTTCACGTTGGCCGCCTGGCTCCTCGTGCGTGCGTATGAGTGCGGTAGATAGAGAATGTAAGCTGCTACTCCCTGGTTACTCTCTGGTTTATTGAATAAGTATTGAACAACGCCAATAGTTAGTAGGTTTCCAACCTACGAGCCAGAGTATTTGCATATAAATAAGGAACAATGCGAGAACATTTAGGCGGCTATACCCCAAAACCCACCCGCATTTTCTAAGTATATATAAGTTGGGAGTTCGACACACACAGACAGACACAGATTATGAATAAGAAAATAAAAGATAAAATGATTACTGCAACAGTTTTCCTGGCTGAAGATACGAATGGCATGGTTATCCATTTGAATGGCTTTGACGACACAAAACACGCAGATCATTTTGTAAAAAAATTAATGAAAAATAGTGGGATTGAGTATCAATCAATTTTAGATTGTACTGAACTACCCACACTACACTAGGAGGAATAATGGATAAGATAATAAAATATTGGAATAGTAGAAGCACAAATATAAAAGCGGCTGTAGTAGTTGCTGCGGTTGTTATTGTAATTTCTATAATTTTCTAATGCACATCCAGATCCCTTATACGCCTCGGCCATTACAAGCGAAGCTGCATGAGGATTTGGATAATCATAGATTTGCAGTTCTGAACTGTCATAGGAGATTTGGAAAAACAATACTGGTTATTTTACACTTGATTAGGAAAGCTCTAACCAATGATAAAAAGAACCCCAGGTATTATCTGATCGGGCCAACATTCGTAAGTATAAAGAGGGTTTGTTGGGATTATTTAAAGCAATACGCTGGCTGTATTCCAGGAACTACATTTAACGAAACCGAGTTAAGATGCGACTTCCCCAATGGCGCAAGAATAACATTGATGTCTGGAGAGGATCCAGATCGTATTAGAGGAATTTACGCTGACGGAATTTGTGTCGATGAATGTTCACAGATGAACCCGATACTATGGAACGAAATTTTGCGACCCGCTATCTCTGACAGAAAGGGATTTGCCTATTTTATTTCTACTCCACAAGGAGTGAGTAATATATTTTATGATCTATACCAATACGCTTTGGGGGATCCTAAATGGTTGGCTTATACTGCTAAAGCAAGTGAGACTAAATTAGTCGATCAAGAAGAATTAGACGCTGCTAAAGCTCAGATGGGGGATTCAAAATATCAACAAGAATTTGAGTGCGATTGGATTGCAAATATAAGTGGCTCGATTTATGGAAACATAATTCAAAAGATTGAAGATAAAAAACAAATAAGTCGTATCGCTTATGATCCAGCTTTCCTAGTGAATACCGCCTGGGATTTGGGATATGGAGACAACACCGCTATAATTTTTTTTCAACAAATTGGAAATCAAATAATGGTTATTGATTATTATGAAAATAATAGAGAAGGGTTACCTCATTATGTTCAGATGATTAAAGACAAAGATTATGTTTATGGCGAACACTATGCGCCACACGACATAGAAACTCACGAATTTAGTAATGGTAAAACGAGACGAGAGATCGCTTACCAATTAGGAATAAGATTTAGGGTACTGCCTAAACTTGGATTAGAAGATGGTATCCACAGTTTAAAAATGGTGTTACCTAAATGTTGGTTTGATGCTGATGCAACAAAACCATTATTAGCTGCGTTAAGACATCATCATCGTAAGTACAATGATAAGATGAGAATTTTTAGTGCAAAACCCGTTAAGGATTTTAGCTCACACGCTTGCGATGCTGCAAGATACATGGCTATATCTTTATCGGAATTACCAAGACAAAAAATGGCTGAACAAAAATTAGCCGAAAACGATTATTCAAAACACACGGAGAAATAAATTATGGGTGGAATAGTAAAAAAAATAATAAAACCTTTTGTTAAAATGCCAGCTATGCCAGAAGCACCGCCAGAACCAGAAGCGATGCCAGAAGCACCAGCTTTTGAAGATACAACAAGAGCAGAAGAAGTCGCAGAAAAAAGAGCTTCCATTAGAAGAAATAGAAAAGGTAGAAGCTCAACAATATTAACAACAGCTGATGGTTTAGAAGATGATGAAATCACAACTAAAAAAACTTTATTAGGAGGATAGTATGGGTGGAGCAAATCCAAATAGCGATAGTGGGAGTGCAGATGCACCAACTACAACAAGATCAAAAGTTACAAAATATAGAGGCGAAGGTGGAGCTGTAGACTTTATTAAAAAAGGTGGAATTACTGGTGCTGTTATTAGAGGTGTAGTTAAAGCTGCTAAGGCTATTAAACAAGATTTCAAAACTAGAAAAACAAATGAGAGTTTATTAGGATCTTCAGATTATCAAGGTGGTAAAACTTTTAGTAGTTCTAGAGTTAATACTGGTGGTAACAATGACAGAGGCGATAATGATAATCCTATTCTTTCAACAAACACGGAAGCTACAAAACAAGTAGCATCTTCTGGAATAGTTACTTCAACTGGTATGGTTGCACCGACTACAGCGGAAGTATCACAAGCAACCGCTACAAATGCTGTTGAACCTTCAGCAACTTATTCATCAGATGCAACTCTTTTAGCTAATAATAAAAAAGGAAGAAAATCTACAATTCTACAAAAAGCCAAAGGTTTAGGCGATAGTAATTTAAACACAACTAAAAGAACATTGGGAGCATAGATGGCAATAACTGCAAAACAACAAGCAACTTTAAAAAAACATAGCGTACATCATTCAAAAAAACATATGAAGGAAATGAAAACAGCCATGAACAAAGGAACAAGTTTTACAAAATCACATAAAATTGCAATGAAAAAGGTGGGAGCATAAATGGCACAAGATCCAAAAGCAAAAATGGTAATAGAGAGATACAATTCTCTTAAAGCTAAAAGAAGTACCTGGGAAGATCATTGGCAAGAACTTGCAGATTATTTTTTACCAAGAAAAGCAAACATAACTGAAAAGCATACACCAGGCGATAAACGTCATCAGCAAATTTTTGATGGTACTGCAACACACGCATTAGAATTATTAGCCTCATCTTTAAATGGAATGTTGACGAATACAATTTCTCCATGGTTTGTTTTAAAATTTAGAAATCAAATGGCAGCTGACGATGATGCTGCTAACGAATGGCTTGAGAGTTGCGCAAAAATTATGCAGCAAGTATTTGCTAGATCTAATTTCCAACAAGAAGTGTTTGAACTTTACCACGAAATGTTATGCTTTGGTACATCCGCTATGTTTATAACAGATGATATGAAAGATGATTTAAGATTTAAAACTTTACACATATCAGAAATATTTATTACTGAAGATAGTAAAGGAATGGTTGATAGTTTAACTAGAAGATTTCATCTTAAAAATAAAAACATACCTTCAATGTATGCAGACGCAGATTTACCTCAAGCTATTTTAACGGATATTGCAAAAGCTCCTTATGATGATGCTGTAATTATTCATTCAGTTTACCCAAATGAGACACCTATGGGTTCTGATAATAATAAAAATATGGATTGGGTATCATGTCATGTTCACGAAAAGACGGGAACACTATTAAGAGAAAGTGGTTTTAAAGAATTTCCTTATGTAGTACCTCGTTATTTAAAATCTTCATCAAACGAAATCTACGGCAGATCTCCAGCTATGAATGCTTTACCAGATACTAAGATGTTAAACACAATGTCTAAGACAACTATCAAAGCAGCTCAAAAACAAATTGATCCACCTTTAATGGTTCCCGATGATGGATTTATTTTACCGATTAGAACTGTGCCTGGCGGATTAAACTTTTATAGATCGGGTACTAGAGAAAGAATTGAACCTTTAAATATTGGTGCAAACAATCCACTTGGTTTAGCAATGGAAGAACAAAGAAGAAAAGCAATTAGAGAAAACTTTTTTGTCGATCAGTTAATGACAGCGCAAGGTTCAAACATGACGGCTACTGAAGTTATGCAAAGAACAGAAGAAAAAATGAGATTGCTTGGCCCCGTGTTAGGTAGATTGCAATCTGAGTTATTGCAGCCACTAATTACTAGATCATTTAATTTATTATTAAAAAATAATAAGCTACCTCCGATCCCAGAAGAAATTGGCGATCAAGATGTAGAAATTGAATATGTATCTCCATTAGCTAAAGCACAAAAAACACAAGAGCTTTCATCTGTAATGCGTGGAATGGAAATATTTGGTTCATTGCAAAACATAGCACCCGTTTTTGATTACTTAGATATAGATGGTTTAGTCGATCACATTCAAGAAGTGTTAGGCTTACCCGCAAAAATTATGAGATCAAAAGCTGAAG